TTTTCACCATTACACAACAAAACCAATTTTGCACCAACATCTTCTCCAGCATAAAATTGGATATCTTCAATATAATGTCTTATCATCAAACACTTTCGCTCACCAATCATAAATACTCTATACACTCGTTCACATTCTTTTCCAGCAAGTGTAAGTTTCAATTTCAAAAACACAACATTTTGTGAAACACTTCTAATAATATCAGAAACATTCTGACTCATGTTATGTTCACCAATCACTTCTTTCGTTGTAGCCGTATTCTTAACTAACTTACGCTTACTAGTAATCTTACGTTTCTCATGCTTAGCTTTATTTTTATCATACGCGGCTCCTTGATGCTCTATCTTACACTCTGATTTATTCCAAAACATAAACCAAGCAGCAATCACCAAACTTATACCAGCAAAAACCATTTTCCAGTTATCAATAAACATCCAAGCAGCTGAACACCAATCTTTCAATCGCAATAAACATTTATCCTTGAAACTCTCAACCTCCTCGATCTGTAATTCACTCATAGCTCTGTCAAATGAAAGAGTACTGAATTTCGGTACACCTTCAGGACATTTAACGAAACCAAAAATATAATCAACAAATCCAGTACAATTCAAAGCACACTGATCACAACACACTTCCGCAGTAGTTGAACACAACGCAGAACCATCAACAACTCGTGTAAACTGTTTCTGATTTTCGAAGTATATACACGTTTTATCAAACTTATAATGAGCACATTCAGAAATAGTACTAATTTTATAGTACATCAACTTAAATATGCGCATCACATCGAGATCATCAAACAAACCAGTTTTCTCTTCTCGTTCAATGCAAAAATTCAAATATACCAATAGTTCATGATATTGTTCCCTGTCCTTCTTAAACTTTGTCAAGAACACCAAAAACGCCATCAAACGATCTTTTGTTGAATTCAAACTTCTTATCTTATCACCAATCTGTTTCAACAACTCCTGTGTAGGATTCAATCCCATTTGATGTTCAGCAATCAAATCGCGCAAATCAAACAAAGGCTCTTCATCATCTTCTTCTTCATTTGGATCATATATTTCAAACTCTCTCACCATCTCATCGATATTGCTAGGTTTAACTTCTGGTATAGCATAGCTCAAAAAGCCATCTGCACCACCAGGTATCTCACCCTCTCCCATACAACCTTTCAAATTTGCATTCGCATCGTTCACCAAAAATCTACTTGTCTTAGACAGAGGGTTCCATCCATGTCCTCTACGGCCATGGGGATTTGGCTCAGTTCTCGCTATTCCGGGGGGTCTATCAAAGTTACTACACAAACTACTATGATCGGGTCTATCCCATCCAAGGCCATGAACCTGATAATTACGATATCCATGCTTATTAGGCATAACACCAGTAACAATCGAGTTCACACCATAAGTGAAAGCAGGATAGTTTCCACACAACATTGCTAACATATGTTTAGGTATATTAAACAACATTTTTGTAAACTTTCCACATTCACGTTTCAGAGTCAAT